TGGGGAAGCAGACTATCGTCAGACCCTGTTCATGCAAGGCCAAGACACCCTGGTTATCATCGGCGCCGTCCTTCAGGACGACGATGATGAGAACGTGAAAGTGGGCTCTGGTGCTCGCATCGAAGTTCCGCTGGGCGGTGACGCCAAGTATATCGGCGTTTCCTCTGATGGCTTGCAGGAACAACGTGAAGCTTTGAAGGCTGACAAAGAACAGGCAGCAGAGCGTGGTGCACGTCTACTGGACTTCGGCGACACGGCCAGGCAATCAGGTGATGCCCTACGCATCCGAGTTGCTGCCCGGACCACAACCCTGCGCACGCTTGCCATCACAGGTGCTGAGGGACTTCAACGTGCCCTACGCCAAATCGCTGAGTTCGTTGGAGCCAATCCACTGGAAGTTATCGTTGAACCCAATCTGGACTTCACCGACGATGCGTTCACTGGACAGGACATTCTTGAATACATGCAGGCGAAGGCAATGGGTGCTCCGCTCTCATTGAAGACCATCCACAACAACTTCCGCAAGAAGGAATTGACCGACAAGACCTTTGAGGAGGAACTGGCGGAAATCGAAGGTGAACGCGAGCTTACAATCGGGACTGTCCTTGATACTGACAAGGACGACCCTGGCAATGAAGACAATAGCAATCGTGGGCGTGGCAAGCCTGAAGACCCGCGCCAAAAGTCTGATCGCGGAGCTCCTGGGCCCAACAAGACCACGGATAACTGATGGAAACCTTCGACACGATATTGGATTGGGCTGTTCTGCATCAGGTTCGCTTGATGCAGCTTTCTATCCTATACCAAGCTCAGGCTCAGGAGGAGCTGGACAGCACTGAGGCTGAGCTTGGTGATATTGCCATTGCTGCTGCAGCTTTGGTTGCTTCGACTGGGGGCCTTCGTGTAGATGATGCACGGACGCAATCCCGGTTTGAGAGCTTTCGCCAGCAGATACTGGCCGCCCGTCGTGAGGGCTTCATCACTGCATTCAATACCCTCGAAGTCCGCCTCGACCAGCTTAAGGACTATGAACGCCAGTTCTATTCGGCGCTCTTGCGCGCGGGTGGACTGAATGTCAATGTGCCTGCTTCCATTACAGGCTCGGTAGACATCATGGGCAAGAGCCTTAACGATTGGCGCCAACGGCTTCTGGCCAATGATGTGCACCGCCTTCAAGAGAACCTGACGCTCGGTGCGCGTCTCGGTGACAATGAGGCTGCTATGCGTGCTCGGCTTCTTGGCCATACAAGCTATGGCGGGCGAGATGGCGTCACTGCCACTGCCCGACGCGAGCTTGAGACGCTGACAAGAACGGCAGCAGACGCCTTTGCTGATCTTGCCCGCGTGCAGATCAATATAGAGAACCCATTCAGCGCAAAGGAAATATATGTTGCCATCCTCGACTCCCGAACCACTGAGCAATGCAAGGGACTACATGGAAAGGTTTTTGGCGCAAGCGAAGGACCTCGGCCTCCTATCCACTGGTATTGCCGATCGACTAGAATTCCATTGGTCGGAGATGGTCCCAACAGAATACCCCGTTATCGAGAATGGCTCAATCGTCTTTCCATCGCAGACCAGAACGAAGTGCTTGGCCCACGACAGGCCGCAGCTTTCCGCAATGGCTCCCTTGACCTACAGACCTTCCGCGAACCTAACTGGCGCGGCATCGATTTAGAGACCTTGGCAAAACGCGAAAGCCGGGTCTTTGAAGCCGCTGGAATGGGTGCTCCATTTCAGTAAAACCGGTCCATGTGGACCAAAGGCGCATGGCGCTTTAAGTATATAGGACAAGTCCTATAAATAAGAGGAGCATACAATGCTTGAACTTCTATACAACTCCACAGACGAAATCCCTAATGGCTTCGCCGACCTTTACACCGAAAAGGATGGCAAGTGGCACCTCACTGGCATCAAGGGCATGAAGACCGAGACCGACACCAACAAGCTGTCCAAGAGCCTTCGCGAAGAGCGCGACGCCCACAAGAAGACCAAGGACAAGCTGGCCAAACTTGGCGGCGACGACGTGGACATCGACGAAGTGGTGGGACAGCTAGATGAGCTGGAAGACCTCCGTGCACGCATCGAAGCCGGCGAAGGTGGCAAGGTCGACGAGAAGAAGCTGGAAGAACTGGTGGAAGCTCGTATGAAGCGGGAACTTCGTCCCCTCGAGCGCGAGCGTGACCAGCTCAAGTCGCGCAACCAGGAACTCGAAGGCGAGAACGGCACCCTGAAGACCACCATCAACAATGGCACCATCGAAAGCCGTCTCCGTGAACTGGCTACCGGCGAGAATGTTGTCGGCTCCGCGATGGATGACATTGTGTTCATGGGCACCCACATGTTCGAGGTTGCTGAAGACGGCGCCATCGTTGCACGTGAAGGCGCTCGTGGCGTGGAAGCGGGTATCACTCCTGACATCTGGCTGGCCGACATGAAAGAGAAGCGCCCGCACTGGTGGCCCGCTTCCCAAGGTGGCGGTGCTGGCGGTGGCAAGGACGGTATCAGCGGAGGTGCCAACCCTTGGGGCGCCAAGACCTGGGATATGGAAGCTCAGGGCGCAATGGTTCGTGGCGATCGTGCCAAGGCTGAGCGCCTGGCGAAAGCCGCTGGGTCGAAGATCGGGGCAACCAAACCGACCGAAGCCGCGTAAACGCTGGCTTACGGCGCTGGTTTCCCGGCGCATGTTCTATAACCATAGGCACGCGAGCATGGCTCGCGTGCCAACACTGACTAAGAGGCTGGACATGGTTCTGGCTCTCCCTCACACCGAGCTGGCCATGGTGCTCGGCTCAGGTCTCCCAACAGATCAGAGCCAATTCAAGGAGTATTCCAATGGCTGTTACCAAAATCGCGGACGTGGTCGTCCCGGAAATCTACACGCCCTACAAGCAGCAAATGACCGAAGAAAAGTCCGCGCTGATCCAGTCGGGCGTTGTCGCACGCGACGAGAGCCTTGACGCGCTCCTGAATGGCGGCGGCTTGACCTTCAGCACCCCCAGCTGGAAAGACCTGGACAACGACGAAGAGAACACCTCGACGGACAACGAGGCCTCGGATGCTGACATCAGCAAAATCGGCACCCTGACCGAAATCTCCGTGCGTCTGTCCCGCAACAAAGCCTGGGGTGCAATGGACCTCGCGGCTGACCTGGCTGGCTCCAAGCCCATGACTGCCATCGGCAATCGTGTGGGTTACTACTGGACCCGTCGTCTTCAGGCCATGTTCATCGCCACCATGCAGGGCGTCTACGCCGACAACACTGCCGCGCCTTCCGGTTCGGAGCACGTGCAGGGCGATCTGACCAACGACATCTCGGGTGGTTCCTACTCGGCTGGCGTGACCGACTTCTCTGCTGAAGCCTTCATCGACACTGCTGTGACGATGGGCGACAGTGCACAGGCGCTGGGTATGTGCTTCATGCACTCCATCGTGTTTGCACGGGCGCAGAAAAACAACCTGATCGACTTCATCCCTGATGCGCGCGGCGAGGTGGACATTCCCTACTTCCTCGGTCGTCGTGTGATCATGGACGATGGCCTTCCCAACCCGGCTGGCGCCGGCGCCGCTCAAACGGCCGCTGGTATTTACCACACCTGGTTGTTCGGCGCTGGCGCGGTGCGCTATGGCGTGGGCACTCCTGAGACGCCCTTCGAAACCGATCGTCTGCCCCTTGCAGGTGACGGTGGTGGCCAAGAGTATATGGTTGACCGCGTCATGTGGTGTTTGCACCCCGCTGGCCATGCCTACGTCGGCACGAGCCCTTCGGGTGGTCCGACCAACGCTGCAACTTCCAACAACCTGGCCAACGCCGGTTCTTGGCAGCGGGTCTTCCAAGAACGGAAGCAGATCAAGATCGCGCGTCTCATCACTCGCGAAAGCTGATCGAGTTAGGGGCAGCTTCGGTTGCCCCTTTTCACTTCTCAACCTAGGAGGAAAACATGGCCCGAGAAGGTATTCCCCGCATTCGTCACTTGGAGCATCGTGCCCTTGATCGGGTAAAGCGCCAGCCAAATCTTTCTGACTTTGTGGCCGAACGGGCTACAAGTCTCACACAATACACCGACGGAGACGCCGTATGGGATCGCTTGAAAGTTGTTCCTGCTGAGGCTCTCGCATCGGAAGTCGACATTCCTGTGTAACCGTTAGCTTGAGGAGCAAACAGATGGCAAAGACCAACGAAGAAATCCTGGAGGCCGTTCGTGGCCTTGACCCGCAAAACGACGAGCATTGGACGGCTGATGGCCTCCCTCGCCTCGACGCTGTGGAAAATCTGCTTGGGACCGGCGTGACCCGCAAGGCAGTCACCAACTCCGCACCCGACTTCTCCCGCACTGTTGCGAGTGAATTGGTCGAGGCGCCAGAGGATGGCGAACCGCCCGTGGATGAACCGCCGGTCGAAAGCGACGAGACAGAGGCCGATCAATCGTCCCCCGAGGACGAGACTGAGGCCGGTGACGCTTCGGCAACCGATCCTGACCTGGACAACGATGCTCCGGTCGTGACCGATCCTGATGAAGATAAGGACAACGGGGACGATCCGCTGGCTGAAGGGCCTGCAGACATCGAAGCTGAACTGGACGCCAAGATTTTTGTGGTGCAGGAATGCATCGGTGAAATCCAGCGTCACCTCGAAGAGGGCAAGAAAGCCCTTGCACAGGCAGAACACGATCTGGGTCAACTCGTCGACGAAAAGAACCGGCAATTCCCG